ACACCCTTGAAGGTAAGAATATCCACTTTGGTCTTGTAGATGAGCTCCACGCCCACCCCGATAGCGGTGTCTGGGATGTACTTGCTGATGGTACAGGTTCACGTGAACAACCTTTAATGATTGCTATTACTACTGCAGGCTTTAACCAGGAGTCTTTTTGTTACCGCTACCGTAATGATTGTATTAATATCCTTGACCCCAACAAACCCGACTTTAAAGATGATGGTCAGTTTGCATATATTGCGGAACTTGACGAGGAAGATAGAAAAGATGGCAACTGGGTAAAAGAGGAGACGTGGAAGAAGGCCAACCCCAACCTGGATGTTTCAGTTAGCAAGGAGAACCTTGAGCGTAGGTTGAGTAAGGCTCAGAGAATGCCGTCTCTCCGTAACCGTGTCATTTGTAAACGTCTTAACATCTGGACGAAAGCAGAAACCCGCTGGATGGACATGCAATCATGGGATGATTCTGCAGGATATGACATGGACGAGTTTGAGCAGGTGAAAGAGGAGCTGGAGGGGGAGATGTGCTATGCCGGCCTCGACCTCTCCTCCAAGATCGACATTACTGCTTGCTTAAAGTTGTTCCCGATGGACGGTAAGTATGTGGTGATACCTGAATTCTGGTTGCCGGAGGATAGGATATACGAACGCACTCAGGAGGATGGTGTACCTTACGATGTGTGGGCTGAGCAAGGTTTAGTCAATACCACAGAGGGTAATGTAGTTCATTATGACGCTATTGAAAACCTTATCCTCGATGAATACGAGAAGTACAACATTAAGGAGATTGCCCATGACCGTTGGGGTGCCATACAGGTTGCCCAACACCTGGATGATGCAGGATTAACTATGGTTCCAACTGGTCAGGGATATAAGAGCATGTCTGAACCGATGAAGGAACTTGAAAAATTAGTATTGGAAGGCAAACTCCTACACTTTGGCCACCCCGTCCTTCGCTGGATGGCTGACAACACCGTTGCTAAAACCGACCCCTCCGAAAATATCAAACCTGACAAGAAGAAGTCAAAAGAACGCATTGATGGAATTGTAGCATTAGTAATGGCTATTGGTAGAGCGATTAGACATGGAGAGTTTGCATCGGTTTACGAGGAAAGGGGGGTTAGAGTCTTGTGACAATAAAAGATGTCATTAGCGACCTTTTCATCCTCCTCGGAGTCTGCGGAATTGCCTACGGCCTCCACCAAGTTTACCCCCCGCTAGCATTTATCATCACAGGTGCTTTAGTTGCCGGATTCGGATTGCTGTTGGGAAGTGAAAACTAATGGGATTGATAACTGAACTACTGGAGAAGAGATCAACCACCTCCAACCCTGCTGATTGGTTCGTTAAATCGCTGATCGGGAGGGCGGAGAGTAAGTCTGGTGTACATGTAAGTGAAGAAAGTGCCTTGAAATACTCTGCTGTTTACTCTTGCGTTCGTGTTCTTGCTGAAACCGTTGCATCCCTTCCTTTGAAGGTCTACGAGAGGGATGATGATGGGCGTTCCAAGTACCCTGACCCCAACCATTATCTCTATTCAGCACTTCACAGTAAGCCAAACGACCACATGACCTCCTTCACCTTCCGTGAGACCATGATGACCCACCTCGGCCTGTGGGGTAATGCCTACGCCGAGAAGGAGTTCGACGGGGGTGGAAGGGTGAAGAAGCTATGGCCGATACCCCCTAATAAGGTGGAGGTTGTAGTCAATAGAGAGACAAGGAACAAGTTGTATAGGGTGAATGTTGAGCAAGGAGAAGATAAAGTCCTCCACTCTGAAGAAGTCCTCCATATCCCCGGCCTCTCCACCGATGGGCTTAAAGGTGTTTCCCCTATTGCAATGGCTAGAGAGGCTATCGGAATGGGGTTAGCGGCAGAGGAATTCGGGGCAAAGTTCTTCAGTCAGGGTACGAATGTCGGTGGGGTAGTCACTCACGAGAACCAGTTAAGTGACAAGGCGTTCAACAGGTTGCGAGATAGTCTAGAGGAAAAGTACGAAGGGCTAGGGAAGAGTCACCGCCTGATGTTGCTAGAAGAAGGGATGCAGTTTGAAAGTGTGGGCATTCCTCCCGACGATGCTCAATTCCTAGAAACACGGGAATTCCAACTGAGGGAAATTGCTCGTATCTACCGCATTCCTCCCCACATGGTTGCCGACCTAGAAAGAGCAACCTTCTCTAATATCGAACACCAATCCATTGACTTCGTTGTGCACACTATCCGCCCCTGGCTTATTCGTTGGGAGCAAGCAATCAACACAGAGTTGTTCGGTGCTAGCGATAGAGGTAAACACTTCGCTGAGTTCGTTGTTGATGGGCTACTAAGAGGAGATATTAGCTCCCGGTATGACGCATACGCAACGGCCAGACAATGGGGTTGGATGTCCATCAATGACATTCGAGAGAAGGAGAATATGAACCCAGTTGATGCCGGCGACTCCTACCTTGTCCCCACGAACATGATGCCCGCCGACCGTGTTGATGAGATGCTAGATAGTCAGTTAGATGATACCGATAATGAAGGCGAGCAGGACAGACAGTATCGCCAACGAAAACTTATGCAGAAGCGTTCGGCTACTCAAAGAAGCAGAATAGCAAGTTCGTTTGAGAGCACAATCGAGGATGCTGCTGAGAGAGTCATTAAAAGAGAAACTAAGAACGTAAAGAGAGCAGCGAGAAAACATCTAGGTGAACGATCCCTCGACACATGGGAAGCATGGCTTGCCGATTATTACCGTGAGTTCCCCGACTTCATCCAACGAGAAATGGAACCTCCCCTCGAAGGGTTAGCGGAAGCCATAGCAGCAGCCACAGCAGCAGAAGTAGATGCTGATGATATTGCCGACCTTGAGGAATTCAGGCAGGACTACCTCGACGCTTACGTTGACCGCCACGTTGACTCCTCTCGTGGGCAAATAGATTACGTTGTTACTGAGGCTTTAGATGATGAAGAAGATCCAGTAGAAGCGATAGAACAGCGAATGGATGAGTGGGAGGAGAGACGACCGGAGAAGGTTGCTAAGAATGAAAGTGTGCAAGCTGGCAACGCATTCGCCAAGGCTTCTTTTGCTGCTTACGGAGTTACTAAACTAAGGTGGCACGCAATTGGTGCTGACACCTGTGAGTTCTGTCAAGAGATGGACGGAAAGGTGGTTGGAATAGAACAAGACTTTCTAGGCAGAGATGAGGAGTTAGACGCAGAGGATAGAGACACAGACATGAAGATTTACCGTCCCATCGGACACCCCCCACTCCATCAGGCCTGCGTTTGCATCGTGGCCCCCGAATAACCACTTCAGAATCCGAAGGAGAATCCCAAAATGGATAAAGAGAATATTCAACGTCGTTACTATCCCATTGAGGAATTAAGAACTGACGACGATGAAACTAAAATTATGGGTTATGCTGCCGTGTTTGATGAGTTGAGTCAACCCTTATTTATGGGGCAGCGAGAGAAAATAGAGCAAGGTGCATTTGAGGAATCCATCCGCAAAGACGACATTAGAGCTTTATGGAACCATGACCCTTCTTACGTTTTAGGTAGAAATCAAGCAGGTACTCTCACACTTGAAGAAGATGAGAAGGGGTTGTGGGTTGAGATAGACCCCCCTGACGCTCAGTGGGCTAATGACTTGATAGAGTCCATCGAGCGTGGTGATGTTGACCAGATGAGCATCGGTTTCCAGGTGGTTGATTATCACCGTGAACGCATGGAGACCGACGGTGACGACGATGAGATAGTCAACGTCCTCACCGAAGCCAAACTCTATGATGTTTCCCCTGTAACCTTCCCCGCCTACACCCAAACATCTGTTGATGTCCGTGCTTCGTTCAATGGTGCTGGTCTCAACTTTGAAGGACTTGCTGAATCCCTACAACGGGCGCAACGTGGTCAGTTAAACGATTCTGATCACGCTCTCATAGAAGCGTCAATCCAAACACTTCGAAGTTATCTGGGGCAATCTGAGGACTCGGAGCCTGTCGAGGATTCGGGGTCTGAGGTTGACTTGGAATTCGAGGTGGAGAAGCGTAAACGACTGTTACAACTCCAAGAGGAGGAAGAATAATGGAACTAAATGATTTAATTCAAAAGCGTGAGCAGTTAAGAAGTGAAGCGGAGAAAATCCTCCTGAATGCTGAGGACGAATCCGACCTTGAGAAATATGACAATAAGCA